CACCGTGTGGTTAAAGGTCTTACCGCTCCAATTGCTAAGCGATAAGGTAAGGTTATCAGTTACACCAGAGAGTGTATCAAATGCAGCGAGTGCTTCACCAGCGGATTTAGTATAGGTATCAAAACGTACTTTCATTTTATTCTCCTCAGTAATAATAAGTGATTGCCTCAAGACAATCGTCTAGCTCAAAGTATTTTTCTGTGTAGATGCTCTCGTAGAAGGGATGAATGAGATCATCTTCCTCTGCCCATAGGATAATAATCTTGTTCTTCATATGGGCAAACATAAGCTCCATTGCTGTTCCAGTGCCTCTTCCACTGTCACGTCTAATATCTGCTAATACGACACTACTATTAGCGATATCCTGCATATCCATTTTGAATATACGTCTACAGGCAGACTGAACAGGCTTGTGCTTCTCACCAAGATATAACTCATCATGGAAAGAAACTCTACGAGTTGGATCGAGAGAATTGATATCGTTCTTCTTCAGCCTCTCCGCTGCTAGAAGTCTCCATGCTGTCATTCTCCGTTCCGTGCAGTCCTCCATTGGACCCGCTAGATATACAAAGTTCTTCATCACTATACCTTTCTTGTTCAATGATGTAGTCTTTCAAGTCTTTCATTACACCCACTAGTTTAGTATAGTGGATGTGTTCATCAGGTGATATGCCGTCTTGTCTGACGGCGACTACAGACCAATAATCAATTGCAGTCTGTAACTCAGCTATCGTTGGTTGAAGGCTTAATCTCAACAATGTACTTAACCTCCTTTGTATTGAATAGGTAGTTGTGTAACAGTTCATACTCGTCTTTACCAGCAAAGAACTTAACATGGTCATGAAAGTTTCTACACTGTATGTTATTCACATGACCAAGTGAGCATTCACTCCAGACTAGTTGAGTAGTATCAGTGTTCAGTGGGCATGTTGTCATTACTTCCTTCCGCTTCCATTAATAGACGCATAGTGGCTTGTATAGTCTCCATGAACTCAGCTTCAATCTCAGTATTACCGTCTTCAAATACCTCAATAATCTTGTCTTCCATAGCTTGAAAGCAAGTGTCTGAGAACTGTAGAAAGAATACATGATAGACTGTATCGTCCTTCATCATCTCTTTTAGTTTAAAGCCACCAATGTCTTTCCATAGCTGCACAATAGCAACCTCAAGAAAGAGTTGAGGATCATCGTCTTTCTCAACGACTATCTCAAGCTCTTTCTGCTTAGGTTTAAAGTCTATTATGTCAGCCATTAGAAATCTGTTACGGTTTCTTCGGGTGCATTCTCATCACTACCAATAACGTCAAAGTCAGTAGCACCACTATTCTCGTATACCTTAAGGTCAGTTACTTGTACCTTAGAGATCATTGAAGCTACGCCTTTACGACCAGCTACTTCATACGGATACTGGAATAGCATTACGTTACCCATACTACCATTACCAATGTTACCGCCATCAATAGGCTGTTTGTTAGCATCAACTACTTCAGGTGCTTTGTTACGCTCACCTTCCTTGTTGAGTGCTTTACGTTTTACATTGGCCTTATAGTAAGTACCGTCATCATCTGACTCTGTCTTGACAGGAAGATAGTATTCATCCTTCCAAGCCTTAGCCTTTGCCTTATCACGGGTACGCATCTGAAGTTCCCACTGTAGTGTACCAAAGGGTTCTACTGGTTTAACTAGCTTAGCCCAATGCAGTTCTACTTCAGGGATAATCACTGTACGTTTCTCATTAATCATTCTCAATCTCCTCAATAACAGATGCTCTAGCGTTCTCGCATCCTTTACGGTTAATAAACTCTTGTGTTGCTAATTGTTCTGCTTCTGGTTTGTCAGCTGCAGTGACGAATACAGTGTCCGTCACCCAGCCTTCCATTTCTAGTCTATACTTTCTCATTCTCTAGCCTTTCCATGAGGTAGTCTAAGTACCACTTAGCTTTACCTAGCTCTTGTATCTTAGAGTCTTTCTTACCATACCTCATTAGGTACTTATAGATCTGACCCATTAGGTGTGCTTCAACACCGTTATAGTCTTTGAGCATATGACACATCATGTCCATATACTCATACCCTGGAACTATTTCCTTGTAGTGCTTTGGGCTAATTGCATTATGCTCTTCCATGCTAGTCCTTTCTTTCATGTAGGCTTCGTGTCTCATCGAGTGTCCTCTCCAGTACAGCTATAAGTCCTTCCTTGACTAATAACTGTATTGCTTCTTCACTGAGAGATAGCTCTACTATTGCAGAGCCATCTTTCATTTCTTGATAATCAGTTACTTCTATCATGCTGCAAGCCTTAAGATACGTTCAGCGTGTTTATAGAAGTTCTTACAGGCTCTATCGTAGTAGATAATCTTGTTAGTCATGCCTTCACTATCTAACACAACGAGTTTAATTAGTCTACGCCTAGTATTGTAAATCCAAGCAGCACTGGGTGTCATATAACACTTTACGTCTGCACTGCTCCGTGCTACCATGAGTTCCTTAATAAGATCTTCTTTAATAACTGTTCTTTTAGTCATTTCTATAGTCCTCCAAGTGATAGTAGAATACTTCCCAGTTAATACCAATGTTAGCATCGAATGACTCTGCTACTGCACATAATACATCCTCAGCTTCGTCATCAGTGACAGTGATACCCATATCTTCTGCTGCTGAGTGTACATCTGCTATGTACCAGTTATCAGAGAGATATAATCCGTATTTGTTATGTTTGATTATTGCCATCTTGTATCCTTTCTAAGATATCTATGATGATCTCTAGGTCTAGCTTAGTGTCCTCATCTTCTGTACTCATTAACAACATTTGTAGTCTTAACAGTGCTTCATTCATCGTGGTAATATCCTTGACTTAGCTGTTAAGATCTTATTGAAGAAGCCCTCACTGTGTAACGCTAAGGCTTCCTCTTCACTAGTAGCAGAAATGAAGACGTATTGTGTGTCCTCAATAATGAACTCTGTTCGTTCTTCTCTGCTAGACTCTACGGATTCATCTAGTACCCCTGAGAGTACTAAAGCCTTTCGGATATCTTCGGGTAGATCCTCGACTATCTCATCGTAGTGACCCCAAGAGTTAGTTCTTATTGCTTCTTCTATCTTGTTCTTATAGAAGTGATACATTGCAGGTGTTCTCTTAGTCATGCTAGGCTTTCCTTTCCTTAGAGGTTCCTTTAAGTATACCTATAGTATAGTAATCCACCCCCCTATAAGGGTGTTTTATATGAGTTCCATAGTAGTTTCGTCTTCGATAAGCTCCATATCGAACACTTCAAGGTCTAGGTAGAATAACATTCTGCTTTGTTCGTTAATAATAGAGACTTCAGCTTCAACTCTGTTACCATCAAGCGATACAGTAATAGTGTCACTTTCAGTGTACTCCATGACTTCAAGTGCATGACGTATAGCTGCAGCGTCTCTCGTAGAGAGAGTAACGCTGTCTCTGTCGTGTTCTTCAATAGTCCAGCTAGCGTCTGATAGAGCATCGAATAGGAACTCTATAGAGTAAGTCTCTTCGTAGACCTCTCTACGTTGTACGTTTACTTTTACTTCACTAGTCTTTACATTTTTCCATGATACGATCATAGCAGTGTTCCTTTCATATGAACATTGAGAGTATAGGTATGGTGATACTCCAGATTAATAGTACGTAGGTTATTTTTAGTATCATTTAGGGTATCCTTTCGGTTCACATTCACGCACATTCACAAAGACACTCACAGGATTCCTCCACGTAAACCCAAAAATACTCCCGAAGTGGTACTATTTCAAGAGTTTTCTGGTAATGACAGTGAGAGGTCGCGGTTTTAGTATCAATTAAAGTGACATTCTTAGTGTTACTAAGAGTGTTCTCACAAGTGCTTCTACTGGAAACGCTGTAATATACTCTTAGTACACCTTAAGTGTCCCTCCAGGCTTTGATTAGAGATAGTATTAGACAGATAAATGCTACTAATCCTATAAGCGATGCCACAATCATGCCCCCGTAGTGCGCATTGAGAGTGCTCTCTCATCTTGTGCTTGTTCGTCTTCCCATTCGTCTAGCAGTGTTCTTGCTAGTGGAAGATCAGAACGTGACTCAAGGTACGCTACGTATGGCATCTTAGAGTCTTCTGGGAGTTCTCCTACAGAGAGATGGTTATTTAGAGCATCCTCGCAGTCTTCCCTAAGTTGTCTTTCTTGTAGTTCTACTGAAATGTCCTGCATGAGGTTCTCCAGTTGTCTGTTAGACATATCTTTAATGTTAAGATTACGAATAATCATCACTTTGTTCCTTTCGAGTACTGTTCGATACGCTTCTTGTTTTCTTCAACACGTATCTTGTTGGCTTCTTTTTCTGCCCATTCCTTAAGAGCAGTCGTTGCTTGTCCTGTCCACATAATAAACTCCTTTGTGGCTAGTTAGGATACAATTATCCTTTAGGATAGCACCCCTTAGAGTGCTACCCAGAAGGTGAATTGCTTAGAAGTCTGTTACTTCGTTAGTAACAACAACATCTCCAACGATATCAAAGTCAACTGAAGTAGTTGGCTCGTATGGGATGTGATTAACAATCTGAACAGCCATTAGAATAGTCTTAGTACCGTTATACGCTCGTGGTGAGGCATAAGTAAAGACAATAAGATTAGCTGTTGATCCATTACCAATCGGCTTATCGAATGGTTCTTTAGCCATATCCACTACACGTATGGTATTCTGCTTACCTTCTTTGTTCTTAGAAGGACGAGCAATGTTCATGGCAAAGTTACCGTTAGGTAATTGACGGATCTTCCCGTAGCCCTTAAGCTCATCAATGCGTTCCTTACCAAACTCCAACTGAATGTCGAATTGTTCGGCACCGAATTGATTTGTCTCTGCCTTGTATACCTTAGCAAAGTTAACGGCTACGTTACGGATGATTGTCTGTGTCATATTTATCTCCTATGGTTATGACAAAATGAGACATGAGTGTCTCCAAAGATAGTCCCTTTCGAGACTACCTTAAGCGCTACTCATGCTAACTAGTACTTAGCACACAACCACCAAATAGTCACACTTTGGTCTCATTATAATGCTCCTATAATAAGTACAACAAGGTAAAAGAGATCATGCAGACACTGTTCCATTACCACCTCCTAAACAGTTCGTTGATATATTCAGCGTATGGCGCAATCATCCATACAGCAAAAGCAATAGCAGATACTATTGTAGCACCTGCCGTTATTCCGATTAGTATTTCTATTAACATTTAGTCCTCCTTTATCATACCTGCACCATCAAATTGGTGTACAGCATCTGCCAACAGTGCTTGATCATTCTCTTCAAACACAATATTATTTGCCTCAAGGATAGCGTTTAGCTCCTCGATAGACATTTTATCATACTTCATTTAACCCTCCTTGGTTGCAAAAAAAAAAAGACGCCCGTGTGAAGGGAGAACACACGGACGCCAGTGGGAGGAATTCTATTCTTCTTCGTCGGGAGAAACACAACAACCAACTACGCCACAACCACGTCCAGGAACGTAATCTTCAGGCGAAGAAAAGCCATAGTACTCCCAATCGGGCAAGTCGCGATCAGCCTCCGCAAGCTCAAGCTCATCTTCCAGATCAGCACGCTGATAAGCAAGCGCCTCAAGCTTTTCCTTAAGCTCAGCGACACGAGCAGCACGCTCATCAGCGGGAGCAGGGATAGGCTCAGACAAGCAAGTCAAAGCAGACTCAAGAGAAGCAATTTCACGACGACGAACCTCCGCAGCCAGAGCATCATGAGACTCCATAACGCCGCAGAACCACTCAGACGAAGACCAGCCAGACCGAGTAGCAAGACGCACAAAAGCACCGGAGTCACGAGCAGACCGAAGAACGGAAACAAGAGACGACACAGCCGCAGGATCAGCAGACCCAACACGGCAAGTGAGAGGCACAGGAGACCCCGACACAAAGACCAAGACAGAAGACGAAGAGGAACACCAGCCCAAGGAAGACACACGGACAGGCGAGGACCAAGAAACGGAAGAGAAAGGAGAAAGACAAACAGGGAAAGAAGACACAACAAACCACCAGACACGGCACACAGCCGCAACAAAAGACGGGAAAGCGCCCGACACGCAAGAGAAAACAGGGGGGACCCGAAAGCAGACGGGGGAACCCAAACCACACTCACATCTTTTTAACACATAGAGAGAAACCATTAGTACCACTTTGTACCTAAACACCCCCTTATAGGAGATATTTAGAGGACAACTAAATGAACAATAAGCGTAAACTAGAGCTTCTAAAGGAAGCCAAACGTAGAGAAAAGCTGGGGGCATACAAAAAAGACTTCGCTCTTTTTTCAAAAGAACAAATTAGGATTATTACAAAGAATGCTTCACAAGGCTTCGTTCCGTTTGAGTTTAACCAAGCACAGTCTATTGTAAATGGTAAGATTGAAGAACAGCTAGAGGCTACCGGAAAGGTACGAGCAATTATTCTAAAAGCACGCCAGCAGGGTATTAGTACCTATTGCGCTGCTAGAGTATTCTGGAAGACATTCTTCACTCCTTACACCAGGTCAGTTGTGATGGCGCATGATAGCGCTACCTCTGATGCTCTTTTCAATATGTCGAGAAATATTATCGATAACATGGAGGAGCCACCTGCGCTAAACAAGTCTAACGCTAAGGAGATTCTATTTGAACATAACAAAAGTGGTTACAGGCTCTACACAGCGGGTGCTAAAGAAGCAGGACGAGGAACTACCCCTACTATCGCTCATCTATCAGAGGTAGGCTTTTGGCAGTTTGACGAGCAGATACTCGCAGGACTCTTCCAGGGAATCTCTCAGGAAAACGGTACTGAGGTATTACTGGAAAGTACAGCTAATGGAGCCAGTGGAGAGTTCTATCGGTTATACCAGGGGGCTATGAAAGGTGAGAATGAATACATTCCTATCTTCCTACCTTGGTTTATTACAGATGAATATCGTAGGAAAGCACCAGAAGACCTAGACTTAACAGTAGAAGAATGGGATCTAGTGGAAAAGTATGAACTAGATAATGATCAAATCTACTGGAGAAGGCTAAAGATAGCAGAATCAGGGGAGCGAAAGTTCCGTCAGGAGTACCCTGCTAGTCCTGAAGAGGCTTTTCTTGTCTCAGGTAACAGTGTTTTTGACCAAGAGGTTATTAACAGTATACAGGTTATTGCTCCTGACTACGTTAGAGAGTATGACGAGAAAAGTAGTTACTTTGAAGATGCTAAAGAAGGACACTTGGAAATATGGGTACCTCCTTCGTTCGAAGGCAGGTTTATTATTGGTGCTGATGTAGCACTTGGCGTAGGTCAAGACTACAGTACAGCAGTTATTCTTAATAAGGAGAGACAAGTCTGTGCGCTGTTTAGAGATAACTTCACGGATCCTAGTAACTTTGGTGATATTCTATTCTATTTGGGTAGATACTACAATAATGCCTTACTAGCAGTGGAGAGTAATAGTTTAGGAATTGCTACACTTAACCGTTTAAAGCAAATGAACTATGTAAACCTATACTATCAGACTAAGGCTGCTAATCTTCTCAACGATGAGGGTGGGAAACCTGGCTTTAGGACTACTGTCTCTACAAAACCTATGGTAATAGGAAACCTTAAGCGAGCAATTGAGGAAGAAGACATCTGGATTCCCT